CAAGAGCATATGGAGTAAAGAAAATGATTGTCGATAGAGATTCTGTTTCAATTTTAAATAAATCAAAAATATCCGTATATAAAGATAATCATGCTAAAACATATTATGCGTCAAACAAGGAAGGTAAACTTCATAGAATAATAATGTCTTTAAAAAAGCATGATGGATTAGTTGTCGACCATATAAATAAAAATGGATTAGACAACAGAACTAAAAATTTAAGAGTTGTTAGTATCTCTATTAACAATAGAAATACTAATGTTAGAAAAACTAATATCTTTAATTGCCGAGGAATCATGGAAACCGAGAACAGCATAAGATGTTATTGGTATGATCTTAATAAGAAAAAAATGTCTAAATCTTTTAGTAAAAAGAAGTATGGCAGAGATGAGGCAATAGAAATGGCTATTCAACTTAGAAAACAAATGGAAAAAGAAAACGGATATCTGTAACATGTTCAGAGACTATCGAAAAGCATATATTATATATATGAACCAAGTAGAGTAGGAATTAATATTTATTCCGAAACGGCAGGATTATTTTTAATAAATAATAAGATATAGCCCAAATAAGTCCAACTCAGGACTCTGCCGGAGGATCCTCAAAGCAAGCACGTGACCCCGAATATCAAGCTGTACTTCCTATTTTCGGTAAAGTAATGAATACCGAAAAGAATGGTGGTACTGTTACGTCTGACAAATTATTAGATCTTGTTAACGCATTAGGTTGCGGTATCGATAAATCATTCAATATCGAAGATTTAAAATATAATAAGATTGTCGTAATGTCAGATGCTGATTAATAAAAATTAGTCGTCCTTACAGGAATGTAAGAGATTACGAGCACCCTAACGCGATTAAAGCGGTGTATATTAATTAATAGTATGCTTACGGTTGGAGTTGAATAAGGCAAAATGCACGAAGGCGCTCCTATAATCAAGAGAACCTGATGAGCCAGAAATGGCTAGCAATGGCAATACCGTGCTAAATCGATATTAAAATAATGTCGTAAATGTGTAACGACTATAGAGGTGCTATCCAGACCGGATAAAAATATAGTCTAGTCCCCTTATGAAGTATCGGGAAACCGAGGGTACGATCGGATGATGGGGCTCATATCATTTGCCTTTGGGCGACTTTCTTCTATAACCATTATCGAGAATTAATCGAAAATGGTTATATTTACACAGCTGCTCCTCCTTTGTTTAGACTTGTTAAAGGTAATAACCATAAATATATCTATACCAAAGAAGAGCTAGCCAAGTATAAAGAAAAAGACCAATGGCATGTGCAATACATAAAAGGATTAGGAGAAATGAATCCTGATCAATTGTGGGAATCAACTTTAGATCCTAAAAAAAGACATTTGTATAAGATTACGATCGAAGACGCTGAGAAGTGTGCTAAGATGGTATCAGATATAATGGGTAAAGATTCTGAAGCTAGAAAGAATCTTGTGTTAAATAATTTTGGAGTTGAATAGTGGGCTTCATTAAACAACTAATTAAAACTATTAAAGACGTTAACAAAGAATATCGGAATGCGGCTGACGAGCAATACATTCCGTTGATTAGTGAAATCATCGAAAAAGGCGAATTAAAAGAAAATCGTACCGGTATTAATGCATATAGCTTACCGCACAAGATGCTTCAATTCGATCTTGAAGATGAATTCCCTTTGTTGACGACGAAATTTGTCGGACTTAAAACAGCGATTAAAGAAATGCTGTGGATCTGGCAAGATCAGAGTAATAGTGTTAAACTATTACGTAGTAAATATAGCGTTACCATTTGGAATGAATGGGAACGCAAAGACGGTACTATCGGTTTAGCTTATGGCTATCAACTAGGAAAAGAATATAAGTATTTCGATGTACTAGTTGAAAACGTAGCAGCACTTAAAAAAGAAGGTAAAATTAAAAATTATCGTTTGGGCAAAAATGGCGAGATCTATATGAACCAAGTCGATAAGTTAATTTACGATCTTCACTTTAATAAAGATAGTCGTCGTATGGTAGTTAGCCTATGGAACGTAGAAGATTTAAATAATATGGCATTGCAGCCATGTGCGTTTTTAACCGAATGGAATGTCACTAATGGCAAGCTTAATTTGTTATTAAATATTCGAAGCTCCGATACGTTAGTAGGCTTACCATATAATATGGCTCAATATGCGTTCTTATTGTTACTCATGGCGCAAACCTGTGGTTTAAAACCAGGTTTATTTACGATCATGATTAATGATGCCCATGTGTACGAAAATCATTTGCGTGGCGCATTCATTCAAGTAGGTAATAGAAGTCATTATGCCCCGAAAGTCGAAATTAAATCTCGTGTAAAAAGCTTCTATGATTTTAGAATCGACGATTTAATTCTTGAAGACTACGAACATAGTGGTAAAATTCCTTTCGAGGTAGCTGTATGATCTATATGATTGGATGTATGAATTTATTCCATTACATCGGTAAGAATAACGAACTACTATATCATATTCCTAAAGATCTTACATTCTTTAAGAAGAAGACTTTAAATAAAGTTATCGTAATGGGCCGGAAAACTTTTGAAAGTTTGCCTAGGCTTCTCCCTAATCGAGAGCACTGGGTTATTAGTTCAAGTGGTTTTTCTCATCCTGGTGTACGAGTATTTTCTTCTGTTGAAGAATGTAGAGCGGCTATGCTCGAAGGATACGATTACTATATTATTGGCGGCGGAACAATCTATCGTGAATTTTTAAAATATTGCGATGCTGTTTATTTAACTGTCGTCGAAGATTTTAAAGTCGGCGATACGTTGTTCCCGTATAGTAGAATTACTAGAGATTTTTCTCTAGTAAGTGCTAAAGAAGATACTGACGAGAAGTCAGGATTTAAATTAGAATTTAGAAAGTACATTAAAAAGTGAATAATTTTCTAAATATAGCCGGAACAATTGATGAGATTACTGTGTCTCATCAAGATGTTCACGGTCAAGATATATATAAAGCTTTCGTTACAATGAAAGTTAAAAAAAGAAATATTAAGATTCCAGTATACTTTAAAGACAATGTTCGTTTAGTATACAATCTTAAAGATGGTTCTCACATTAACGCATTCGGTGAAATTCGTACCAAGAATATTAAAACAGATACCGGCGTTAAATTAATCGTTTATGGTTATTTAACCCAAGCTAATCAACACGTATCTCAATTTAACGAAACTAAGCTTAAAGGCAAAATCGTTAAAATTAATAAAGTTACGAACAAGAGTGGTCACAATATCTGTAACGATATTCTAATGGTTGAACGTAATAACGGCACCGAAAAAGATTTTATTCCGTGTGTCGGACACAATCTTAATGCAAATATCTTACGCGATATTCCGTTAAAGACGAATGTCGAAATTACAGGTATGTTCGTTAATCGAAAATATTGGGATAAAGTTAATCAGTGTGAACGTGAGACATATGAAGTTCTCGTTAAAGATATCAAGGTAATTAGCAATGGAAATTGAAATTGAATTAAGCGACCTGCTCGTTAAAAATTTTAGTAAATATGCTAATCACATTGTATATGAACGAGCAATTCCATTATTAAACGACGGCTTAAAACCAGTTCAACGACGTGTATTATTGTCGATGAATAACTTAGGTTTAAATAATAATAAACCTTTTAAGAAGGCTGCCAAAGTTATCGGCGATACTGTCGGCCAATATCATCCACATAGTTTAGATGGCCCATATGGCGCTCTCGTTAATATGACGGCTACATTTTCTGCCAGATATCCATTAGGAGATGGTAGTGGCAATTTTGGCAGTATAGAAAATGATCCACCTGCAGCCATGAGGTACGTCGAGAGTAGACTTAGCAAGACTGGAGATCTACTCCTAGGAGACACTAACGAAGCTACGGTTCCATGGATGCCAACTTATGACAATGAAGGGTTAGAACCAAAATATTTAGGAGGATTTTTCCCAAATATTTTATGTAACTATACTAATGGTATTGCAGCCGGTGTAAGTTCTATGATCCCGTCTCATAATGCGACCGAAGTTATTACGGCTTTAATCAAGACGATCGATCAAGTTAATAAAGGCAAAGATATTAATACTAAATTCTTAATGAAATATATCAAAGGACCTGATTTTCCGACTGAAGGAATTATCATGAATCCTGACGATATAGAGTCTGTATATGATAACGGTAAAGGTAAATTCGTTATTCGTGGTCAATATACTATTAAGAATAAAAAAGAATTAGTATTTACTTCTATCCCGTATACGACTAATGTTAGTGTTATTATGTCTGGTTTAAAGAAATTAAGAGAAAATAAATTGTGCGGAGAATTTAAAAATTTCTCGGCAAAAGGTGTTCTTAATATTTCGATTAAACCGGCACGCGGTCAATCTGTCGATGACTTAATTAAACAGGTCTTTAAGAAGACGAAATTAGAAGATAGTTTTAATAGTATTTTTACTATTATTCATAACGATAAAGTTATCGAACATATGCCATTAGTTTCTATTGTTAAGAAGCTGTTAATTCATTATCATAATATTGTTAAGAACAAATTAACATTAGAGTTAAATAAAAATAATAAACTATTATTTAGATATAATAATATTAAATTGGCGATCGCTAATAGTGCTAAAATTTTAGAACTAATTAAAACTAGCGATGAACCTAAAAATGAATTAATGAAACTTCTTAGCATAAGCGAAGAAGCAGCCGATTATATCTTAGGTATGAAAATCAATGACTTTACTAAGTTAAGTCAACGAGATTACGATACTAAGATAGAAGAACTCGAGACTCGCAACAAAGAAATTAAAGGTATTTTAAAAAATAGTACCTCGATTCTCGAGGAAGTTAAACGTGAACTCCAAAATGTTCTTAAGAAATATTTTAAGAACGATAAACGTTTAACGTTAATAGGTGAACCAGATGATAAATCTAAATAAACCTATTATTCGTTTTTCTGGTGCCGAAGTATTTCGTGTAGCACAAAATCCAGAAACATATTTAAAAATAGAAGATCGTGTATATTATTTCTATACTAAAGATAATAATTATTTAAATTACGATAAAGAAGTTAACTATCTTATCGTAACAAAACACGGTTATTATAAATGTGTTCCTGGTGTTATGTTCGATATCACAAGAACGAAGAAAGTAATCAAGCTTGAAGAGGGCGATTCTATTCGTAGCATTTGCCCTATCTATACTAATTACTTTTACTGTTTAACGACGCAAAATCGTATGCTAATTGTCGATATCGGATTTAAAAACGAACATCTTCGGATAACAGAAAAATCATCGGGTAAGGCTAATTTTGTTAAGCTCGAACCTAAAGAAGAAATATATAAAGTCGTTAATAAGTTTAATGAAGATATGTCGGTTAATAGTTTATTATTAATCGATGAATTTAATAACGTTAAACTTATCGATGACGGCCCTATGCGTAAGCTAGGAAAAGTTCCTAAACCATTAGGTAAAACTAAACTTAAATTTGCATTAGTAATGTCGAATTTGAATAATAATATTTTAGGCGTCGACTACAAAATTACCTTACTTAAATATAAAGATTTCGAATCATACAAGAAGAAGTATAACGGCATGTATAAAATACATCCATTATTTAACGGTCTTGAGTATGAAGAATACGAACTCGTGAAAGGCGTGAAATATTGAAAATCGACGCAATTAAACAGAGTTTAGCATCTTATGTCGGTATGTTTTCTGAAGTACTAGAAGGCGACACAACAGAAAAGAATAAACAAATTATTCAAGCTTTTTCTGAAGTAATCGAAGAACTTCTTAATGCCGAGGGAACAGAAAAAGACCTTGCAATTGTACCTGTACTTGGTGTATCATTAAGATACTTAGTAGAACGAAATAATCTTTATGAAGAAGCTACTGGCGAAACTAACAAAGATTACATTCAGGCTATTAATCTTTTAGATAATATCATTAAGTCTTTTAAGGACAAGAAAGGAAGTACAAGTGGCAAGAAAGAAAGCTGAACCAATTGTCGAAGTTAGCAATTCTCAAGTCTTAACTGACGTTGAAAGACGTAAGCGATTAGATCTTGTAATGGCTAACTTGGCAAAGAAAAAGAACAACATGGTTGTCGGTCGATTAAGTGATCCCAAAGTTCAGGAGCAACTTAATATTCGGTTTATTCCGACACCATCTGTTAACTTTAATGCAGCGACTGGTGGCGGTTTCCCGATCGGCAAGATCACAACTATTGCGGGGGTGGCCGATTCAGGAAAAACCAGTTTAGTTCTCGAAACCATTGGTAAAATGCATCGAGAAAATCCAGAAGGGCATTTTGCCTTATGGATTGAAAGTGAAGCATCTTTAAGCTTAGATTATATGGTCAATCAGTTTGGTATCGACCCTGAACGATTTTATTTCATTCAGTACGATCGAGACCATACAGCTGAAGATTGTATCGACCAAGCTGAAGCATTAATTCAGACAGGTGCTATAGACTTGTTCTGTATCAATACTCTAAAAGCTTTAGTTCCAGAATCTGAAGCAAATAAGAGTCTTAAAGACGTAAGCGTCGCCTCCAAATACGTGCTGGAAGGCATATTGTAGTAATACAGTGTGAAAACCTAGTAAATTGCTGGAAGTTCTTAATAACTAATTAACTACAACATAATTAGAAATAATAAATGTGAAAGTTGTCGAAAGACAGAAAAAATAATTAGTTTGTCATATGCTGAAATAAAAGCTAGAAATAGTGCTAAGTGACATAATAATAGATAATCAGCAGCCAATATTCTTAAAGAAATAAGGTTCAGAGACTATCCCATTGGCCAGACGCTAAGATATAAATATGGCAAAAGGAGTAGGGCCCAAATTTAGGGCTGGTGAAATTCCATTAAATCCAAAAACTAGGTATCCTATATATAATAGGATAATGATATAGTCCATGGCAAAAAAGCCAAGCACGTATGAATAGCCGAATTATAGCGAAGTTTGTTTCGCTAATCAGTAAATATCATACGGCTATGATTCTCATCCAACACTTGACTACGAATATCGGCGGTTTTAGTATGTATGGCGACAATCTTGTACTTGCTGGCGGTCTAGCAATTAGAACCGGCAGTATCATGATTGTCGAAATGCGTAAAGGCAGTGTTCTCGATACCGATCCTATCGGTAAAGAAGACGGTATTAAGATTAACTGCAAGGTTACTAAAAATCACGCTATTCCAGGCGAATTCCCGTATCGTAAATTTAGCTACTTTGCTATTTTTGGTCAAGGTATTGAACAAATTCTAAGTACGCTCGATGAATTAGTCGATATTGGTATCATCCACAAAGCCGGTGCTTGGATGCAGCAAATTGATTCTGAAACTGGAGAAGTGTTAGATAAATGGAATGGTAAAATGGCGTTCCGTGAAGATATGCTTGCTAATCCAGATAAATTTAAAAAGTTGCTTAATATGGTTTCTGGTACATTCGAAGATCTTAGCGAAAAAGAAGTCGAAGAAATTCGCGACTCTGAAGCTAAGCTAGAAGAACTAGAAGAAAGTTAATTATGTCTTGTTTGTTTGGCGACGAATGGTATTCGTGTCTCAGTATTACCGGTAATAAATGTACCGAGTGTATTAAGCACGATAATGAACTCGCAAAAAATAAAAGAAAACAAGTAAAATTCAAAGCCCGTCCTGATAAAAGGATGGGCTCTGTTTTTGAAATGAAAAATCACAATGCTAATGAAGCATTAATTCACGACGTCGTTAATCGTATGACCCCTAATAGTGGAGCCGGTAAGATTAAAGGCGACCAAGAGATTAAAGGTATTATTAGCGTTAGTGAAGAATTAAAAACTAAAGTAGCCGATAAAGCGCGGGGAAAGAAAACATTTACGATTCATAAAGAATGGTTAGATAAATTAAAAAGAGAATCTCAAGACAAAGAGTTTTATTATCTAAAGTTTTGTTTCCATGAAACAGATGACGATGTGTTTGTCGTAGTCGATCAAGAGATTATTATGTCGATGGTTAAGACTATGATCGAAGATAGACGAAAGGCTCAAGGGGCCGATCATCTGATTAAGCTTGCTACATTAGAAAAAGATAAGGCAATAGCTGAAAATAATTTACTGAGAGCCGAGATTGCTCTTTTAAAGGAAAAGTTGAATGAGCCTGTTGAAACAATATAGAAACGATAGCGCGAAAGAATTATATAGTGAATTCTTAGAAGCTTACAATCAATATCCTATTCCTGAAACTATTAAACGTAGAACAACACCTATTAATTTAAATAAAGAATTCGCTTGCGATATCCTTTTTGTTAAAGATCCGATGGCAAGCGAATCTGTAGTTCTCGGAAAGGATTCCAAATACTATAACATTCTAAAATATCTTCAATCTAAGAATTTAAAATTAGAATCTAGTATTTGGATTGATTGTATCCCGTACTGTCCAGAAGTAAAAGTCGGCGAAGATATTAAAGTTCGTCCTCCTAACACTTCTGAACAAGCTGTCGCTAAACAATATCTAAACGCTTTAATAGATAATATGAAACCGAAAATGATCGTTCTTTTCGGCAATATTTCATTAAAGATGTTTAAAGATGGCCCTTCTATTTTAGAAGAGCATGGTAAAAAATTTAATTTACTTGGCAACGATTTCTTTCCGTTATATAGCTTAAATTATTTAGCTACTTTCGACGGAGAAAATAAGAATGCTGTCCAAGCTGAATTATTAAAAGATATAGATGCTTTAATTGATGATATCAAGGAGCATCATCCTGAGTTAATCAAAGGGGAAGAAAAGTAATGAGTGAAAAAGGTTTTAACATTTTCGACGATATGGAAGACATTGTCGTTAATGAAAACGACGACCAAGTTCTAGCATCAAAAGAAGAACCTATCGATCTTCTCGCTGATGATGCGGCGAATACAAAAGAAGATTCTCTTGATCTTTTGGCAGAAGAAAATCCTGAAGAAGTTGCTCCTGCAACAGAAGAAAAGGTTGAAGAGAAGGTTGCGCCAGCAACCGACGAAACTATTTCTGACGCTAAAGAAGAACTTGTTGTCGATGAAGTCGAAAAGGAAACTGTATCTTGTGAAAAAACAGATAAATCAAAATCTAAAGGGGATTCTTTTAATAACGTCATCGATTTCTTTGCTAATCCGATTGCTGATCCGGATTGGGAAGATCTTAAAACTGAAATCTTAACTCGTATCGACGGTATTAAAATTAAATCTAATATTCCTCCGAATGTTGTGTTGTTAGTATCATCTGAACTAGATAGCTTACATAGCTATATCCATGATAAATTCATGGAAACAAAAACAGCGTTAGATAATTTAACGAATAAAGAAGACGGCGTTCTTACCGTTATTAAAGCAACTAATGCTAAAGGTTCTAACGAAACAGAACGTAAAGCATCTGGCGTTACTGCTGCTCAAAAATATAAAATCGGTAAAAATACTGTCGATTTATTCCAGTTGATTGCTGAAACTCGTGGTCGTTATAATTTCCTTGACGGTATTCTTAAACAAATTCAATTCAAAAAAGAATTGTTAATTACCGTAAGTTCTGCACTTAAAGTATTAAATAAGTAGACAAAATCTATCCTTTCTGTTATAATATCTATATAAAATTAGTATTTAAACAGAAAGGATTTTATCATGATTACTCTTAAAGATATTTTCAGAAGTGAAAATGTTAGCTCAGACTTTTTTAAATCTAACCAATATTTAAACCAAGGTGCCAAATATTTAAGTATCGGTGATGTTACCGTATTACTTAATCAATTATTTGATGGTCAATGGTCTTTCGAGATTATTAAAAGCTGGACTGAAGTTTATGAAGCTTACGATAAAGAAAAAGTTCAAGGCAAGGAAAATATTCACGATCAATATTTTTACGTTCAAGGTCGTTTGACTATTAATACTTACGATAAAAATGGTGAACCAATCGTTATCGTAAAAGAAGATATTGGTTCTAACTGTCCACGTAAATCAGATAAAAAAGGTCGTTTCGACTATGCAAGTGGATATAAATCGGCAGTAAGTAGCGCTCTTAAAGGGTGCGCCGCAAATCTCGATATCGACGTTCTTAAACCAGAAGATGTCGAAATGATCAAGAATTTCGTTAATATGAAGAAAATTGTTACTCTTAAAAATAAATTGGGTAAAACATTTAACGAAAAATTAACTGAATTTACGCAAGTTAAAGGTATTGAACCAAACGACGTATTAACGACAAAATATGCAGGTCTATTCTTAGATTATTTAGGTGAATAATATGCTAATAACTGATCCTGAAGATAAGCTGTATTTCAAATGTCCTCGATGTGGAGGACGAACTTTTGAGAAAATCGAAACATTTGAGTTTCGATATAATGCTCGACAAAAAGAATATTTACAGCTTAAAGATAAAGATATTTTCCGTTGCTTAAATTGTAAGCACGATGTTTATAAAAGTCAGATCCGATAAGGGTCTGGCTTTTTTATTTTTGGAGAATAGTATGAATATTAATCTATACGACTACCGAATAAACATTAAGACTGCCGGTCCAAGTTTACAAGGTAACCTTAGAAGCGAATTATATTTCGCTGGATGTAAAAAAGCTGAGGAAGGAGACCCATGCCGAGGCTGTTTTAATTATGAATTATGGCAACGAGAACAAGGCTCTTATGTGTCGATTCAATCTATCGTAGATCGATTAGAAGAAATGTGTAGCGTTAAAAGTGTTACGATAGTCGGAGGAGAACCGACCGATCAATTGGACGGTTTAATCGAGCTATGTAAATTACTTAAAAAATATAACTATCATATTCTCGTAATTAGTTGGCATACATATGAAGATATGTTACGTGACGATAAAGAGAAATATGAGCAATTATTTAACACAATCGATGTACTTGTCGATGGGCAATACGATGAACATCAACGTATTTACGACGACACGCATACTAACGTAATGCGTAGTTTTATCGGTAGTAACAATCAGAAGGTTGTCGATCTCAGTAAATATAGTTTAGATAATAAGACTATTGTAGCTTATAATAATATTAATCAATATGAAGATATGTATATTAAAAAAGACGGGGGCGTTGGATTCCATGGAAGTAATCATTAAGGATACTTATTTTAATAATAAATTTAATTACGAACAGGAAGAAAAGGCATTTAAACTTTCTTCGGTGTTGACTATTAATAAAGACGATGCTGTTTTTAAAGTTACTGGTGTTGTCAATGAAGAAAATATTGATTTCGAGCACCATTTTGATTGGGACGAAGAAATCGAATCTTTGCTTAAACAAGCAATCGTTAAGAAAACGTCCTTAGAAAAAATGGACGAATTTAAAGTAATGGTCGATTCTTTACTGGCTCGTAATTTAATGGACCAAGTTTGGAACAAATGCGACCAAGAATTTACGACAATGTATAAAGAAATGGAAGCTTGGCCTAAAGACTCCATTACAAGAGAAACTAAATTAAAAGTTTCATTAACGGCTTCTGCTGTAATGGATTTTATCGAAAAAATTAATTCAGCATTGCCTGAAGATGAACAAAGAAGTTTAGCAGACTAAAAGGAGACAAGGAAAAGTATGCAATTCAATAAGTTATCTAAATCTGGTATGAAAAGTGGTTATAGTCCACTCATTTGGATCCAAACATTAGAACTAGAACGTGGCGTTTCTTACGTTTTAAATTCTTTAAATGATGCTGGTCAAAATCTTGAAGATTTTTCTTTAGGAGCCGCATTCACTAATTCAGAAATTAAAAAAGTATATATTAGCGCTCAACGTTATCTATACGGTTCTGTAGAACTTAAAAATTTAGATTCGAATAATAAACAGTGTTCCTTCAATTATCTTAAAGATATTAAGAATGAAGTGAATCCTGATCTTAATAAATATGAAAACGTTCTTCTTGAAATCGGTAACGAAGAAAAGAAGAAAAGTCCTCACTTATTTGTAGAACCTATGCCATTAAAGAATCCAATGTACTCTAAAATTCTTTTAGACGTAATGGCCTTTAAAGGTACTGGTGCACCAGTGTTTGTAGTCGCAACATTTGCTCCTCCAGAAGAGCTTGCTGAATACGCTTATAAAATTTCTTTAGATGCTTTGACAGCTAAAGAAATCGAGCTTTATTTAAATAAATATCGCACTGGCGACGAAAAATTGCAATGCGTCGAAGCACTACTAGGTTTAACATATATTCAAATGCTTCAATGTTTAGAATACTGTTCAAAATCTGGTAATATAAGCGTAGCCGATATTCATAAGTTTAAAACTGAAAACTTTGATGGTAGCATGTTAGAAATTTCTCACCCTACAATGTCTTTGAACGATATGGGTGGCTATCATGCTTTCAAAAAATATGTTTCCACTTTACCTAAATTCTATACAGATGAAGCTAAACAACTCGGCATTAAGAAACCTAAAGGCTTTATTGCTTTTGGTGTTCCTGGTTGTTCTAAAACTGTAGCAGCAAGTATTATTGCGGCTACGTTAAAAGTACCGTTAGTAAATATTAATTTAAGTAAAATTATGCAAGGTCTTGTTGGTGCTTCTGAAGGCAATATGGAACGAGCACTAAATCAAGTAAGAGAACTTAAGCAATGTGTCATTTTGGTCGACGAGGCTGAAAAAGTCTTTGGCGGTTAAATTTGTAGCATAGCCGCGTTATTATCGACAGGTTCAGAAGATAATAACTAGCTTTGGGGAAAAAATCTGGAAGGCTAAATTGTATTAATATACAATATGCTAATCAGAGGTGAAGGCTTAATAGAGTTAAGCCAGCCGCAACGCGTAGTAGGTGAAAAGATATAATCCTACCAAGAGGCCCCAACCCTATGAATCTTTTAATAAGGTGAAAAGTTACGCTAAACTGGATTAGAATTGACTAATCGATGAAAATGAGGGAAACCTCCAGAGCTGTATGTAAAAATATACAGGATAATAACATTTGTATGCATCTAGTCACCAAAGTGACGCCGGTACTCTTGCTCGTGTAATGAGTCGTATGTTGACGTTCTTACACGAAAATGAAAATAGTTTTACAGTATTTACTAGTAACGATATCACTAAGTTACCGCCAGAATTAATGCGTGCTGGTCGTATCGATACTCAATGGTACTTTAGTGTTCCTAATAACGAAGAAGCTCAAGAAATCTTATCTATTTATATTAAGAAGTATGGCCTGAAATTCAAATCTAAAGCAGATTTAGAATATCTCGTTAATGCTATCGATCGTTTTACTGGTGCCGAAATTGAACAAACTGTCATTAATCTTCAACGTGTATTATTCGTTAACGACCGTAAAGAAGTTACTCAAGGTCTTATCGAAGAAGCAGTAATGACAATTGTTCCTGTCGTTAAAAGTTCTTCTGATTCTATTGCAGCTTTGGAAGAACATGCTCGTAAATTTGCAGTATATGCAAGCGAAAAGAAAGCGAGCTTACTCGAGCCAGTAAAAAAGCCTAGCAAATCTAATTATTTAACTGAATAGAAAGGATTTTTAACTTGGCAATCGTTACTTTTGACCCTAATAGTAATCGACAATTAAGTAATCGTAAAAAAGCAGAATTACTGTTTGAAAAGTTAGATAAAAAAGCGGAAGAACAAATGAAAAAAGAGCTCGATATTTTAATTCGAGACGTTAACATCTGTCTTCAAAATATTTCAGATTTTAAAGTCTTAACCGAACAAACAGTTCCTGTATATAGTACTTTAGTCGATCTATTATCTAGTGTAAATAACATATTTCTTGACACTCCTGGCAATCCGCATTATAATAGTGTTGACAGCGAAAACATTAGAAATACTGTTAAAAAAGAATTCATTAAAAAATATTTTCCGAAAGAATTTGAATTCGTTAGGAAAAATAGTTAAGCAATTACGGTATGTCGCCGTTTGCATATAGATCTATATTTTTTATAAGGAGGACATAATTATGTCTCAATATTTAAAACAAAAAGTAGAAACTCTTAAAGATGTTTCCCGCAAAGACTTCATGGATGCAATGATGGACAAAGAATTTAACAAAGACTTCGATATCGATTTTGACGGTAAAACTCTTGATGCTTCCGGTATGATCGTTATTCCTCGTGACCAACGCGAAGTTAATGCTACTGTATCTTTCCATGATCGTAATCATAAAGCACATGTAGGTCTTGTATTCAACGAAGACTTCTCTGTCGAAGTTCGTGGTGATTTCTATGGTTCCGGCACTAATATTAAACAATTTAGTGAAAAACTTGGTATGATCTATAACTCTTATAAAGTAGTTAAAGCAGCTCGTTCTGCTGGTTATATGGTTAATATCATTGCTCAAAGTAACCAAGAAATTAAATTGGAATGCTTAGCATAATAATTTAAATAATGATATGCGGGGACTCGTTCCCCGCTATTCTTATCTTTAGGAGGTTTTCAAATGAAAAAAATCGAAGTTACTATTAAGGCTGACGGTACTGTTGAATATGAAACTCAAGGTTTCGTAGGTCAAGCTTGTCAAGAAGAAATTCAAAAAATTATGTTGAACGGTAAAACCGAAGAAGATTCTAAGAAAAAAGAATTTTACGATGGCGTACCTGAATTCATTAATAATATTTAATAATATATAGAGCCGATAGATTAATTTCTATCGGCTTTAATTATTTAGGCATATAGCCTATAATTATAAATAAGATATATACCTAAGTAATTAAAATATTCAGAGAGGATTATATTATGTCAGAATTATTAAAAAATTTAAATGAACAACAATTACCTGTCGCAAAAAAATTTGAAGGTAAGTTCATTGTTAATGCTGGGGCCGGATCGGGTAAGACGAGCACTATCGTTACTCGCACAGCATATATGATCGAACAAGGTATTAATCCTGGTTCTATTCTTATGTTTACTTTTACTCGCAAAGCAGCTATGGAAATGAAAGAACGTATGATCGCTAAAATTGGCCCGCAAGCAAAAGCGGTTACAATTTGTACGTATCATGCTTTCAGTTCTATGTTGCTTCGTCGTTTTGCTCATCTCGTTGGTTACGATAAAAACTTTACTATCGCAGATAGCGAAGATACAGAAAAAATTATTAAAGATTTTTGCGGTAAAAATTCTAAGCTATACGATATCGCAAAAACTCAAATTCCTGATTGGAAAACTCATGGTATTACAGTCGACGTTGCTCGTAACAATAAAACAATTCAAAACGATCATTTCACTGTATTCTTAGTTTACGAAAAATATCAACAAAAACTTCGTAACGATAATATGATGGATTTCGGCGATTTAGCAAATTATGGTTTAGAATTAATTAGCAAGTATAGCGAAGTACAGGAGTATGTTTGGAATAAATATGTTTATATCACGGCTAAACTTGTTGGCCACTATATCCGTAAGGGTGTGGTAAAAATATCCCTTGAATTGCTGGAAACTCATAATGCTTAATATGCTACAACGTAATCTTAACGGATAAGCGTGAATGCCGGTGAAAACCAGAAAAAAATATTAAGATACCATACGCTGAAATAAAAAATGCTGCCTAGTTTGGAATCCTAGACAGCATGCTAAGTGGTTTATATAATTGATAATCAGCAGCCAAGCTATGAATGTAAGTTATTATTTAACCTAGGGTCATAGAAGGTTCAGAGACTAGATGTTGAGGAAACAATAACACATCACCAGTGAGGGACATCCTTTTAAATAAGGATGAAGATATAGTCCTGCCTAGATAAGCTTAAACTTATCTTTTTTACGTTCCAAATATATTGTTGCATTATCATATAACCAATGATATATTTTTTTAACAGAATCTTGTTTAAAGAATTTTAAATCACAAATTCTATGGTCTTTATTTTTATAATAATGTATTTTACCATGCTCAATATTTAATATTGCAGCTATTACATTATTAATATCATTTAAAATATTGTCGTAAACTGAGAGATCCATATTTATATTTCCTTTCTTTATGAAACATATATTAATATCTTAAATACATTTTACCATATTAATATAATATTTGCAAGACTCTGCAAAAAAGAGTCTAGTGTTTATAAGTATATTTTAATAAACGGCAAGACGAGTTTCAAGATTCCAGCCGTAAAGATTGGGAATATATTAACTGGATTATTCGTGGAAATGATAATTTATGCGCAGTAATGGATAATAATCAAAGTATTTATGCATTTCGTGGTGCCGATATTGATTTTATTTGTGAATCTTTAATTAAAGACGGATTTGAACAATACGTTCTAGAACAAAATTATCGTTCTACGTCTACTATCGTAGAAGCTAGCAATGCCGTTGTCGATAATAATCCTAAAATTATCGATAAAAAAGCTTTCTCTGAGCAAGAAAAAGGTGCTCCTGTATTTATTAAAGAAGTTAAATCCGATAAAGATGAAGCTAACTATATTGTTCGCGGCATTAAATCTTTATTGCGCAATGGTTTCGAATATAAAGATATTGCTATCTTAGCTCGTACTAAGAAACAATTTGACTTAGTCGAAAAAGCTTTCTTACGTAATGCCATCCCTTACGATCTTATTTCTGGTGTACAATTCTGTACTCGTAAAGAAGTTAAAGACTTATTATGCGTATTAAGATTATTATTAAATGAATGTGATGAAGAAGCGCTAGAACGTATTATCAATATTCCTAAAGCCGGTATCGGTGAAGCTACTTTTAATAAATTAATGGTAGGGGAATCTAATAATGTGTTAAATAAAGCCAACTCTAATCTTAATGATATTAAAGGTAAAGCATATACTGGCGTAAAAACATTTTTATCTAAATGGAACGAGCTTAAAGCTTATGCTGAAGAAAATATATTGCCGGGTCTTATTATTCGTAAATATTTAGAATTATTCGATTATCAAGAGTCTCATGTTCAACCAGTATATGGTAACACTATGGAACGTATGGTTAATGTTCGCGAATTAATTCGTGTTGCCGATGCTTTCGAGACAATTCCAGAAGTTCTTGAGGCTACTATGTCGACAAGTCTAGATGTCGAAATTGACGAAGAGAAAAATGCAGTAAGCATGATGACTATCCATGCTTCTAAAGGTTTGGAATTTGAAGCTGTATTTATTATTGGAGGCAATGAAAGTCTATTCCCGCATATGTTCTCTTACGATGAACCACACGGTATCGAAGAAGAACGTCGTTTATGGTATGTAGCTATGACTCGTGCTAAAGAAATGTTGATGATTAGCTATTTTAATTATTGCGTAATTGGTGGCGTGCCTAAACGTATGCAACCAAGCCGCTTCGTTAAAGAAATTCCGGCAGAATATAAAGTATTTAAATCTTACAACAACGAAACTCCTAAAGTCGAAAAAGTAAATGAATTGAACGATGTATTCTAATTCCTTGCTGATATTCCAATGGCTAAAGCACATCAGGTTCTTATATACACAAACTTCCAAATATGCTCGAAAGCATAAGAGACTAATTTGTTTTTATAAGACTTTTACTATCAATTATCCTAATGAATAAATTAACGATAGCATGAGGCCCATATCAAGACCTTTTTATAAAAAATATGATATTAAATTGCTATACTACTTAAATTTTTATGTCCAGTTAATCGTTTTACTTCTTTATTATGAAGTTTGTAAAAATTGTTAAATCGTTCATTACATTTATCAATATTAAAACTTTTTAAATCACTTGCTGTATTCATTATTAAAAAAGCAGAATATAAATCTCTTTGAATTTTAATTCCGTTAAAATTATTCCACCTTTGAGATAGGGTCTTTTTGTGATAAGTACCATCAAAATGATTAAATTGGCTTGCTTTCGCATGCCAAGTATCAATTTTGATTAAGTACTTGTCATGATAAGACAATTTTCTATTTATTATTTCCAACAACATAGCAGGAGCTCTGTTAGCAATAGATTTACCAAATCGTTTTTTCTTTTTAAAACTACCATTACTATTCTTTTCTGTTTTTTTAGCTTTTTTAGCGAGCCCAGAAAAACTCATTGTTTCAACATAGATAGTATCTCCAAGAGATATAATATGATTTGCTAAACATTCATGTTGATATTTCCTTACATCTTTTTGTTTGCGATATAATTCTTTTAATTGATTTTGATATTTAATATAATGATTTGATTTATTCCAAATTACTTTTTTACTGCCTTGGCTCTTAATAGTTCCATCTTCATTATAATTATCAGGATTCATTGCTCTGCGACTTCTATCCATTCTTCGTAACAGTCTACGTTTTCGATCTTCAATATTCTGAACTCTATCTGCAAGTTCTAATATTTTTACATCAGTAGAAGATGAATAGGCAATAGTAGAAGTGCCAATATCAATACCGACATCACCTTGACTAATTGGATGTTTAATTTCACCAGTTTCTTTATTAATCTTAACTGGTGGATTTTCTTTAAAAATAATTTGAACATAATATTTATATTTACTTCGAACATATTTTCTAATAATACGACAATATGAAATATCTGATTCTAATGATTGACATTCATATTGATTATTGTAGTTAATTTTAACTGATATTTTTAATCCATTCCATAAAATAGTATTATTTTTAAATCAAATACCAGTCTTATTAGATTTTCCTTCTAAAGAATTAAAATTATTATATTTTTTATAATATACTTTTTGTCCATTTCCATAGAAAAGTTTATCATATGCTTCCCATAAATTAGTAGCTATTTTTTGAGAGGTAAAGGAATCTATATTACTAGAAAAATGTTTTTGCATTTTTTTTACATCATTATGAAATGAATATTCTGACATACCATATTGCTTTCTAATATTTTTAATTTGCTTCCAAATAGTTTTATTTTTCTTTTTATCATTTGATAATTGCAATATGAGATTTCTATATTCTTTAGTTTTAATCATCTCTTTGTATCTTTTTTGAGTTATATTTACTAAAGAATTATAGATTTGTCTACCAATCTCAAAACGTTTATTTAAAATATCTTCTTGATATTTTTCTGTTTTAAGAAGAAATTGAACAACAAAGTTTGTCATTTATGTTCACCACCTTTATTAATAATGTATTTTTATTTAATATCGTTTTTTTTGATTTTCTACATATTTTTTAATAGTATTGTTACATATACTATTAGCAGTTGAAACAAAATAATTTTTTGTCCACAAATTAGGCATTTTATTTAATTTTAAAAATTCTTTACGCAGTATTTTACTTGTATAACTTTTAATGTTTCGTACAATATTTGATGGGCTATAAGTAGGTGAACAATTTAAGAATATGTGAACATAATCTTTATCACATTCAATAGTAATAATTTCTATTTCTAATTCTTGACATTTTAATTGTATTAATTCTTTAAAGCGTTGTTCTACTCTTGGAATTAAAAAAATTTTTCTTCTGTATCTTGGACAAAATATAAAATGATAATGTATCAAAGACACAGTTGTATTTGTATATCTATATTTGTTTTTCATATAGTTATATTACATTAATTTGTGTATAAAAGCAATAGTAACATACACAAATTTTATAAAAAAATTTACACTATCTATAATGTATTTAAAGAAATAAGCTTTATGCACATTTTTCTGGTAATATAAATAGTGCCAACAAAAGTTTATGTTTTGTTTAAATAAGGATTAGAATTATGTTTACATTTACTTCTTTTGTAACATGGATTAAAGAACATAAGAAGCTTGTATTTGCGTGTTTGGCGGCGATAGCCGTTTTTGTTACTATCCTTACATGGGGAGTAAGCCTTAAACAGAAATACGATCAATTACAAGAAAAATATTATGACGATAAATATCATGTTACAACGTATAGCTTAGAAGATCAGGCAAAGCTAACAGGCGGCGCCAAATTAAAGTTTGAGAACGAACATCGAGATTTAATATCTCAACGTAGTACTCCTATCGTACAAGAAATTGTTCGTACTCAATATATCCAAGGAGAACAGCCAGTAACTGTCGTAAGAGAAGTTCAACATGTTGCTCGTGGCGGACGTTCAGATTATATTTCTCAAGATACTCAAAATAAAATTCAAGAAAAATCTGATGAAACTAAAATTATCGAAGAAGAAAAATCTGTCGACGTTTACAAGATCAATCATGAAAAGAACTTAAAAATCAAAGTCGGTGCAACATATCTCGACAATAAAGCTTATGTGAACTATGGCGTTCAATATAAACGTGTCGAAGGTA